TTGCTTGAATAGTTTTTGATCCATTTTATTTTTTTGTTTTACGATTATTTACTGTCTTACGACCTTTGACGACCTTTGTTTCTTTCTTAATTGTTTTCTTAGGTTCAGCTTTTGGCTTAACCACTTTTGGTGATTTAACATTCTTAACTGTCCCATTTGCTACATTTAATTCAAGACATTCAGCTTCAGCTTTCTTCAACCAATCTGGATCACCTGTACAAATATCATGGTGTGAACAATATTTAGCTTTCCAATTGACTGAATACTTTCCATGTTCTTGTATTATAGAAGGTTCTATTGGAGGTGGTGTTTTATCTTTCCAGCACTTATTAAGTAATTTGAACTTTTTGACCTGAGATTTAGCGTGAGCTTCATCATATGATACCTCACATTCTTGTGTAGACATGTCATCTCGAGCAACATAGAGGATTCTGGCCTGTATTCCTGGTATCTCTTCACGTAGTTGATATAGATATAAGTGAGTTTGTTTAACGTGATCTTCTTTAGGTTGAAATCCTTTTGGACTCTTTGCCATCCACCAGAATGCTCTACTATTGACTGACTTAATCTCATAAATCATTGAAGGTTTGGTGTTTGGTTTACATATTATCAAAAGGTCTATTCTTAATCCGACGTCTAATTTTGGATCTCTAATGTGACGTTGCGTTTCAATTGATACAATGTCTGGATCTGTATATCCATTAAAGCAAACTTTCTCCCATCCTTCTTGAAATACTTCTAAACCTTTATCAAATTTAGCGAGTGTATCTAATTCCTTATCATACCAAAATTCTTTAATGGTAGCAAATATTTCGTTATTCCAGAATATTTCTTTCATTTTAGGGAATAGATAATTTGGATGTAGCAATTTAGTTAGTGGCATCTCCTTCATATAGTTTCTCTTGATGTCATTAACCAATAGTACTTCCATCTGCTTTCCCATTCTCATAATCCTATGTCCTCTTGCATCTGCTGGATTAGTTGATGGCATTCCTAATCTTGTATAGTACGCTCCTCCCATACAACCATTAACATCGCCAGAGTACCAACGTTCCTTTTTCCAAGGCTTTTCTTCTTTGGCGTCTATTTCTTTAAATGGACTCCATGATATATTTTGTTTGTTCATTATTTTTTATTAATTATATCAGCAGCATTTTCATTTGAACGAATATTACATTTCATTAATTGTTGTTTGCAATATTTGTCACAACACTGTTTTTTAAATTTTCTATATTTTGGTTTGCCACACCATGCACAAGACCATTTAACCCTCATACATTAATGCTATTAACCATAAGACTAACATTATACCGAATGGGATCCAGTTACCAGTGAATCCACTAATTACTAATGTTATTGCTAAGAATATATCGCCGTTAGATAAGTTTGGCATATTATGTTTTTTCAATTAATATTAATTCTTCTTCTAATTCAGCAGCTTTTGCTTCTAGTCTCACCATTTCGACTTTTTTACGGAATGCTTTTTGCTTAATGCGTCTAATTTGATCTTTTATTATAAGTATAGATTGTTTTGACATATTACTTGCTCTTTAATATTAATTCAATTTCACCATTTGGCGTTTTGATTACTATAGATCCTTTCCTTAACATTATTGTATGATTTTCGGTTTGCCACTTTTCTTCTTTAACCAATTCTTGATAAAAATTATATAACTTTTCTTGATTTTCCATTTTAATGTTGTATTAAATTATTTTCAGCATCTGCTAAACAATTGTCACATATTATCTCATTGCCTTCATTTTCTTCGTCGTATTCACAATTGCAATTTTGACATATCATGTTTTTATATTTTAATAATATTAATAACCAAATTCGTCTACTTCTTCTGTTTCAGCTGGCTCATTATTAATTTCTGTTCTGTCTGGCAATTCGAAATAATCGTCTTCATCTTCACAACTAAGTGTTGATAGATAAATATGGGTTGGTATTTCTTCGATTGAATTGTAAAACATATTAGTTTAAATTAATTATATAGCGAATGTTTCACGAGATGAACAAGATGGACATTCTTCTCCAGATGAATATTTGTCTTCATTAGCATAATCATCTTGATGCCATTGACCATTGCAAGTTTCACAGCCGAACATTACACTAGATCTGACTTTGGCTGTTTCTATTTTCTTAACGTTTAAATTATTTTTGTTTTCCATGATAATTTTAACTGAGAAGGGAGAAGAGAAATTCGACTCCTCGTTTTTCTCTCCTCTCTTCTGGAGTCGATTATTATTTTTTCTTCTTTTCTTCTTTAGGTACAACTAATTTTAAATCTGCTGACTTTGTTCTAAGAACGTAATGCTTAGGTTTTCTTTTAAATAATGATTTTAGTTTCTTAAACATTTTATTTAATTATTTTTAAGTTTGATTATTTCTAAACATTGCTCTATTTTCTCTTGCCCGTATTTTTCTATTAATTTTTCTAAAATTCTTAAATCTTTATTTGTCATGATTAATTTTTATTTAAGTATTAATATTGAACGACCTTTATTTATTAAGTTAATTGTACCACGTACTAAAACAGTTGTACATAGTTATACCTGTCAATAACTTTTTGCTTAAAATCTATACACTAATCGGGCAATAATTGTGCAAATGTTGTATATACCGTAAAAACTGTAACATGAGAATGTACTGAGCGACATCTAAAAAATGAAGCTGTATAATCATACAACTATTAAATGTGTACATGCTTCTTATATATATTATAATAAATATAATAAAATTAAATCAGGATTTTGTTGAGTGGAGCGGAGATTTAAAACTTGGTCGTTTTACCCTCCATTCTACAAAGTTCTATAAAACGACTATGTGGTTATTAAACAAAATGTATGATAAAAAATATAATGGCATACATTATAATGGATATTTACCAACAAATAAAGAAATAGATTTTTTAATTGAGCGATTAAATCATTTAAAAACTTCTAGTACTGAATTAAAAAGAAAACAATTCAATAATAAAGAAAATGAAGAAAAAGATTTATTAAATAAATTATCAAAATAATATGAATGAAAAAACACTAATTCATATTAGAGATTTTCGAAAAGGAAATCGATATCAAATAGATAATATATTCTTAGATGAATATGGAGAAAAAATTGGACCATATGCAATCGTGGTTTATAATGCATTATGTAGACACGCAAGAAACGAAACACAAAAATGTTATCCATCAATTGAAACAATTGCTAAAAAATGTGGAATGTCGTCAAGTTCAGTTAAAAGAGGATTAAAACTTCTTATAAAGTATAATATAATTATAATAGAAAGAATTGGTAAAAAATTGAATAATAATTACATATTACTTGATAGAAAAGAATGGAAGTGATGGGTCTGAGAGACCTATCAGTGATGGGTCTGAGAGACCCCTTATAACAAACTAAGTATTAACAAACTGTCTATAAGACTAGAGCAGAAGCTCTAATCTAATAAAATTCATCTTTTTAGAGGAGCCCAAATATCCATTTCGATATGTACATTATGTGCAAAATGTGATATAATAGAATAATAATAAGTCTAAGCAATCTGTCCCCAGATTTTTGAAGACACTAATATCCAATACATTCAAAAATACTAAGAACGCAACATCTATTTGTAGTAGGTGTTTTTTTGTTTATTCTAGCGACTTCGGTCGGCATAACGCGCCGTTGGACTATTTTTAATGTAGTCACAGGGTGAGCCACTTAAGTGGCTAGAGTAAGTAAAACACAATATATGATAAACAAATATATTCCAATATTCGTAATCATTGTATTATTATGGTTGCCAGTCGTAATCATGTTAAACAACATAATACAGAATGATGAGATCAATGTAGAATATAAGTATATAGAATACGATAATGTGAGAAACTACCCTCAGTTTGAAAAAGCAATACAGAAGATAGGAAGAAGACCTTGGTCAAAGACTTATAATTGTTATAAGCATTCACAAGATTTAGTCAAAACATTAGAAGATATAGGTATACAGAGCAGTATAGCTGTAAGTAAAGATCGAGACCATGCTTGGGTATTAGTATGGATAGAAGCTACTAGTGGAAATTTTGCAATGCCTATCGACGATTTAGAGATATTAGAAATAAGAGATAATAATTTAAAAGTAATTTGCAACTAATATGGAAGATAATATTTGCTGGGATTGTAAAAAAGAATTAGGAGTAGATGCCGATAAACAAATTGTAGATGGCAAATGTCTAAAATATACTGAAGGAGAAGAAAACCACTACATATTAAAGTGCAATGAGTGCTATGAGAAGAACCCAGCACTAGAAAACTACAAAAAAACAGAAGTATATTCAAGGGTCGTAGGATATATAAGACCTGTAACCCAATGGCATAAAGGCAAACAACAAGAATACGGAGAAAGAAAAGAATTTAAACAAACATAATATTAGAGATAGAATATAACATGGATGAAGATGGAGCATTTCTAATTTGCGCTATAGTATGTTTTGTAACAGGACATATAGGATGGGGAATATTCTTTTTGTTCTTAACAATCGTTTAAGAGTTCTACCATCTATTATAGATAGGTGATTTAAAATTTGCCATCGACCCTAAGTGTCCAATGGGGTGGATGGTAGAGGTCTTAAATACATGTGGGATATAGAAGGGGGACAAGCTGAAGATCCGAAAGGTGGGGGCATCTGCTCCTGTTCAGCTAAATCCCCTCCTGTATCTCAATAATAGTAATGATTACTAACAAGCAATAAGTATTAACTAGAAATCTTGAAAAAAATATCATGGCACATGGTGGAGCAAGAAAGGGTGCAGGCAAGCCTAAAGGATGCAAGCATGCTAAAACAATTGAAAAGGAAACAGCACTAGAGATACTAAGACAAGGTATACTTAAAGAGATCATGCCTTTACTTAGAGCAGCTCTACAATCAGCTAAAGGATTAACTGTCATGTTTAGACGACGTAAGATTAAGAATAACAAGGGTAAGTATGAGAGAACAGGAGAGTTTCAACGAGTAACCAATGAATCAGAAATAGAAGGACTACTACAAGGAGACTGCTCAGGAGAGGACTGGTATTTCATTACAACTAAAGACCCTAACTTAGCAGCGATAAGAGAGTTATTTGATAGAGTGTTTGGAAAACCTAAAGAATCTATGGAGTTATCAGGTATTGATGGAGGAGCAGTAGAATTAGAAGTAGGTATATCAAAGGTTATTGAAAAAATTTATGGCAAACAACCAAGCGATTGAAGAATTAATAAAGACAGCATATGAAGCACAAGCACCCAAAGATCAAGTAGAAAGTTTCTTAACAAAGAAGTATGTACCTTTACCATGGCAGTGGAAGTTTCACGCAGCTGCTAGAGAATGTGATATTACAGGTGGACCAACAGAAGTAGGATGTGGAGGTGCTAGAGGACCTGGCAAATCTCATGGAGTATTTGCACAAGTAGGACTAGATGATTGTCAACGATTTAGTAATCTAAAGTTCTTATTTTTAAGGAAGACCGGTAAAGCTGCTAAGGAGTCATTTGATGATTTAGTATTTAAAGTATTATCAAAGAAAGTAAATTACACTTATAATCAATCTAGTAATGTTCTTAAGTTTCCAAATGGCTCAAGAGTATTACTAGGAGGATTCGAAACGGAAAACGATATTGATAAATATATAGGTATTGAATACGATGGTATAGCAGTGGAAGAGTTGAATCAGTTAAGCAAAGATAAGATTGACAAACTGAAAGGCTCACTAAGAACATCAAGAAAAGATTGGAGACCTAGACTATACGCATCATTTAATCCAGGAGGATCAGGACATCACTTCGTTAAAGAGAAATTTGTTATACCACATAGAAACAAAGATGAAAGCAAGACTAGATTCATACCATCGACATATAAAGACAATCCTTACTTAAATATAGAGTACATTGATTATTTAGAAGAACTGGAAGGCTCATTAGGTAGAGCATGGAGAGAAGGTGATTGGGATTTATTCGAAGGACAGTTCTTTGCTGAATGGAGATATGATAAGCATGTAGTAATACCTTATCAGTTAGGAATCAACTGGGCGTTGTTCAGGTCAATAGACGTATCAGGTAGAATAGGAGTTACAGCCTGCGGATGGTATGCTTTAAATAACGATGGGACAGTAATCAAATATAGAGAGTATTATAAGTCAGGATTAGATTCAGATCAACACGCCGATAATATAAAAGAATTGAGTGGAGATGAAGAGTATCAGTATACATCAATAGATAGTTCAGCATTCGCTAAATTAGGATTACCGGAAACAACTTCAGAAATATATGAGAGACATGGAGTGTCAGGACTAGTACCAAGTATGAAGAACAGAGTTATGGGTTGGGACGTTATGCATCAATATTTACGATGGAACGAATACACTGATCCTAAGCTAATCGTCTTTGATACTTGTGTTCATTTTATAAGAACAGTACCGGAAGCAATACACGATCCATTGCATCCAGGTGATATAGATAAAAAAACAAGAACAAGAAAGATAGACGGTGTTGATGCTTCAGAGCATTGGGACGCTTTAGATGAATGTAGATATTTACTACAGACATTAAGAGAGAAGAAGACACCTTCACCATTAACGTTGGTCGAACGAAGATTAAAAGAACTTAAAGATAAAGACGCTAATTTTAATTATCATTATAGAAAATAACAATGGCAATAAACACTGAACAAAGTAATAAAGATACAGTCAAGAAAATAAAAGATGATCCAAAATCACCTTCTATTAAACTGTCACCAACGGAAATAGATATTCAAAGCTATATCAAAGATAGGATAGAGCAAATGAAGAGTTATAGAAAGAGTCTTCGAATTGAAGATCGTTGGAGAGAAGCTGACTTAGAGTACATACCTTCGGAATTAAACATTCCAGGTACTAAAGGAAAAAGATTCGAACAAAACCAAGATACTGGTAAAAGATCTAGAATGGTTAATATCGGTAACGATGAAGATGCATGGAGATCCAATAATTCAGATCCAACACTATTATCTAAGATGCAAACAGCTATCTCTATAATGGTAGACAAGAATCCAGAAGCAGTATTGACAGCTCTTCAAAAGAAATATGAAAAGCGTACAGCATTAATCTATTCATTATGGAAACGTAATTGGGAGATTAACAATTCAAGAGACATATTGAAACTAGTCATGTTCGACTTAATTAAATATGGATGGGCAGCTGAAAGAATCTATCCAAAAGAAATTAAGTATAAAAAGAAAGTATTAGTTGAATATGATGCAGATGACCCAACAAAGAATAAATACGAAGACAGAGAGAATGTATGGTTCAACGATGTATGTCGTGAAAGATTAGATCCATATAGAACATGGATTGATGAGATGGCTAGACCATATCAACCATTTACAAGAAACGATTCTTATTATGAAGTAGATATGTCTTATGACGTAGCTAAATCTCTTTATGGTAAATATCCAAACTTCAAATACTTAAATAAGAGCGCTAGAGTAGTAGACAATGATAATAAGCAAATTGAAGAGACAAACAGAGACGAAGTAAATACACGAACAGATATAGTAACTATAGGATTCTATGAGAACAGATTAAAAGATATGTATTGTGTATGGGGAGCAGATCAAACTATTCCACTATACATTTCACCACTTCCTAACGATGATGGATTACTATCAGTACTAGATACAATGTGGTTATTAAGAAGCTCTAACTCACCGTATGGTATTTCATTATGGGAGATAATTAGACAAGACAAAGAGCTATACGATAAGATGACCAACATGACTATGGATCAATTAGTTGTATCAATCATGAAGATGTTCTTTTACACTGGAACATCAAACACAATTGGAGATGGTACAATTAAGATTAAACCAGGAGTTGGAAAGCAAATCATTAACGGAAAGATAGATTGGTTGGAAGTACCAGGACCTGGAAAAGAAGCATGGGATGGTCTAGGTTGGGTGAAAGATAAGATGGACGATAATTCAGGTATCACACCAACATTATCAGGAGAAGTTACGGGTAAAACATTAGGTGAGATATTACATGCTAAAGAAGCAGCACTTGGTAAAATGAAAGTGCCTCTAGCTAATGTTATCGATTTAGTAGAGCAAGATGCTTATCTTACAGTGTCATGGATGTCGCAACTATATTCAACACCAGAAGTAAAACAATTCGCTTCTATTATAGAGATACAAGAATATCAGAAAGAGAACGACATAGAGTATGCTCAGTTATTCGCAGTACCAGGAAAAGAAGGAGAAGAGCAAGCATATAAAGCTACATACTATCCACAAGTTGCATTACACCTTGAAGGTAGAGATGGAGAGTTATATGAATCAAAAGACTCAAAGTTCTTCCAATTCGGTAAAGACATAGATGTCGATCAATTGAAATGGAGAGGAATGTTTAAGGTAATACCTAAATCAATGATATCAGAGAGTCAAGTTGTTGAGCAAGAGAGAAAGAATCAATTGTTTAATATACTTACACCTTTATTTCAAGGACCACCAGAGCTATTCCTGAAGCCAGCTACGCAGATCCTAAAAGCTAATGATGAAGATCCAACAGACTGGTTACCAGATGCATGGTTACAGGGAGAGAAAGAAGGAAATGATTTATTTGTACCAGGCCAAGAACAACAAACAGAACCAGCTCAACCAGCGAGTCAAGGAGAACAAACTTTACAGAATAAAGCAGGAACGGCTCCAAATAAAGGAGGACAGACTGTAGTACCGGGTAATCAATTGCCACAAGGAGCACAAATTGGTAATATGTTAAAAGGAGCAGGTAAAACATTATTTGGTAAATAATTATGAACAAACAAGAAAAACACATAATTAAATCTCTTTTAAAAGATGAAAAGTGGGAATCAATTATAAGAGGCTCAGCTGAATTGATAGACATATGGCAGAATGCAAACGTTATAGGTGATACTCAATATGAAACACTTAAATTAACCTTCTCCAAAGAGTTTAAAGTTCAAGGACTAAAGGAGTTCCTAAACTTTCTCGAACAAGAAGCTTTAAACGATGAGTCATAATCATTGTGGATGCGAACACGAATTAAAACATTGTAAATGCTGTGATGTGATATACTGCACTAAATGTAATAAAGAATGGAAAGTAGAAATGCAAACAACATGGTGTCCTTCATACACAGTAACGGCAGACATTCCAAATATATCAAGCAGTGGAACCGGTACAATAGAATTATTAAAACACAATCACTAAAATGGGAATACTAAGTAATCTATTAACAACAGCAAAAGAAAGAGTGGCTCAGCCATTGTTTGTTGCAGCAAAAGATTACTTATATGATTCAGCATCACCAGAAATTAAAGAAGAGTTTAATAGAACTATTAATAATTACAAGCAGTTTGGAAATGTAGGAAAGTTTCTAGCAAGACAGCCAGTAGAGTTCGGAGCATCAGTTAAAGAATTACCAGAAACATTTAGGACAGGTAAAGGTTCATTGAAAAGTTACGACTCACCACTTGGTCCAATACAAAGTTATCAGAGCCAAGCGCAAAGTGCATTAAATCAAGGAGCTAAGCCATTTGGTTGGCAAGCATTAGGTGCACCAGCTTTAAACACTGTATTTTCAGGTATAGATTTAGGAGCAGCAAGTAAGTTAGGAATATATGGAGCTAAAGCAATAGGAAAGCAGGCAGCTAAGGTATCAACAAGAGCAGGATTCAGTCCAGAAGCAGGTTTTGCTAAGTTGCCTAATAAGCCAGAACTATTTGTAACACCATATAAAGACACTGGAAACGTTTCAACTAAATTACTAAAAGCGTTAGAAGGTAAGACAGAAGTATCTAAGAGCTTCATCAATCAGAGAATGGTGAGTAAAGACATAAACCTAAAGCAGATCGATAAAGACATATCAAGAAAGGTGTTAGATTCATTTAAAGGTGATAAGATAAAAGTACAAGACTTTGCAGATAAAGTTAAAGCTGAATTGTTGCCATTGACAAGAACACAACAAGGACAACCAACTATAAAAGGAGATATTTCTCCATTTGAAGAATCGATATATGAAGGACAGAGATACGAAAGTATATCTTTACCTGATGATTTAAGAGGCAACGTATCAAATTATTCAGAACATATTTATGAATCACCGATAAGAACAGAAGCAGGAAGTATACATTTTTCAAACAATACTAAAAATTATTATGGTCATACTAGAGTTGAAGATATGGCTGATGTTGGTATGACAATCGGAGATGGAAAAAATATAAAAGATGCAAAAATATTAAGGAATTTTGAGCAAGGGTTGCCGATGGGGACAGAAGGTTCTACCAGAAGAGTAATAGAAGTACAGACTGATTTGTATCAGAAGGGAGGATTAGAAAGACAGCAGGCACCGTTTCCTGATACGGGTAAAATAATGACCGATAAAGAACTTGCAAAGCTTAAACAATACAACGATCCAACTGCTCATTATAGAATGGTAAGAGAAGAAGTAAAGCAAGCAGCTATTGACGGAAAGACTAAACTTCAATTCCCAACTGGTGAGACAGCAATGAAGATCGAAGGATTAGGAGAAGCTGACAGATGGGGTGTTACAGGTA